TCGACGCTGCCGTCACGCCCAAGACCAAGGCCGTGATGATCGCTCACACGCTCGGCAATCCCTTCAATATGGAGGAGATCCGGGCGCTGTGCGACAAGCACAACCTGTGGCTGATCGAGGACTGCTGCGACGCGCTGGGCGCTACATGGCAGAACAAGTACGTCGGTACGTTCGGAGACTTGGCCACCCTGTCTTTCTTCCCGGCACACCACATCACCATGGGCGAAGGCGGGGCGGTGATCATCAACAACACAAAGCTGACCCGTGCCGTGGAATCTACCCGCGACTGGGGCAGGGACTGCTGGTGCGAGCCTGGCAGGGACAACACCTGCAAGCGCCGGTTTGAGCAGCAGCACGGCGAACTGCCCTACGGCTATGACCACAAGTACGTCTTCACCCATCTGGGCTACAACCTGAAGGTAACGGAGATGCAGGCCGCTTGTGGCGTGGCACAGCTGGAGCAGCTAGACATGTTCATCGCCCGTCGCCGGGAGAACTACGGCTACCTGCGTGAGCGGCTGGTGGATCACGAGGAGTTCTGGCTGCCGACCGTCTACCCGGACGCACATCCCAGTTGGTTCGGGTTCCCGATCACCCTGTCGGGCGAGGCCAAGTTTACCCGGCAGGAGATCATCGACTGGCTGAACGGCCACAACATCGGCACCCGCCTGCTGTTTGCTGGAAACGTTACCAAGCAGCCGTACATGGAAGGCCGCCAGTACCGTATCCATGGCGATCTGGAGTACACCGACTACGTGATGGAGAACACCTTCTGGGTGGGAGTTCAGCCAGCACTGACCCGCGAGATGCTGACCTACGTGGCAGACACCATCGAGAGATTCTTGGAGGAGAGATGAGAGTAGCTGACTGGATTGCAGACTACCTGTACAGCATAGGCGTACGCCGGGTGCACGGGCTGATGGGTGGCGGAGCGGCAGGGCTGAACGACGGCTTCATCAAGCACGGCGGCATAGAGTACATCTGCTACCACCACGAGCAGGGCGCTGGCCACGCAGCCATAGGCGAGGCTAAGTACTCAGGCAAGCTGGCCGTGGTCAACCCTACCACCGGGTGCGGGGGAACAAACTGCGCTACCAGTGTGCTTAACGCTTGGCAGGACGGAGTGCCAGTGCTGTTCCTGTCCGGCAACGTGCGCAAGGACACCTGTACGGCGCACATCAACAAAGAGAAAAAACTAGAGCTTCGGCACTACGGATTGCAAGAGCACGACATCACTAGAACCGTGAGGTCGATGACTAAGCTATCGTGGTTTGTCGATGATAAGCGGTATGTAAAACTCATCCTACAGAAAGCTGTTCACGAGGCTATCTCAGGACGACCGGGGCCAGTGTGGGTAGACATCCCCATAGACATTCAGCAAGCTGAGATGCCGGAAGATCCGCTCAATTGGTACGGCCCTGCAACCATCCCAATTTATGACTTCAACCCCATGACCATCTGGCACGACATCAAGAATGCCAACCGCCCGATCATCTTGGCTGGCATGGGTATCCGGCAGTCTGGCTGCGTGGAACAATTTGTCCAGTTCGTCACCAAGTACGAGATCCCCTTCGTCACCAGCTACGGCGCACAGGATTACTTGCCGTACGACCACCCGCTGAACATGGGAACCGTAGGCTCGCGTGGCACCAGGTTTGGAAACTTTGCCATGCAGAACGCTGACCTCCTGCTGATTCTTGGATCTTCCATGAACGCGGGCGTGATCGGCTACGATTCAAAGCAGTTCAGCCCTAAGAGCCGCAAGATCTACGTGGACATTGAACCTGACGAGCTGGCCAAGGACATCGTGCCGATAGACCACAAGATAACCATTTCGCTAGACAAATTCTTTGGAGCGATGCTATGACCAGACAAGAATGGATCGACAAGTGCAGCGATTGGAAAGCCAAGTGGCCTGTCATGCAGCCGGAGTATTTGGATGACACCAACGGCCTGAACATCTACGCCGTACTGGATGCCATCTATACCCACGCGCCGGACGATGCCGTGTTCATGGCAGACGCAGGCACTGCTTATTACACGTTGCCGCAATCTGTTCGTATCCGGGCGCAGCAGCGTATCGTCATGAGCCAGTCGCAGGGAGACATGGGTTGGGCACTACCAGGCGCGATAGGCGTGGCAAAGGCAGGAGCAAAGAACGTCATCTGCATCGTGGGCGACGGTAGCTTCATGTCAAACATGCAGGAGCTGGCAGTTATCCGTGAGCACAATCTGCCCATCAAGATCATCATCCTGAACAACCGTGGCTATCTCAGCATTAAGAACACGCAGGGCAAATTCTACGAGGGCAGGATTCATGGGGTAAACAAAGCTACCGGCGTGTGGTTTCCAGACATGGAAGAGGTTGCCAGCGTGTTTAAGATCAAGGTCGGACGAGCATGGAGCATCAAGACTTTGGACAAGTATGTTGAGATGGCCATGAAGCAGACTGCGCCCTATCTTTTGGACTGCGTTTGCACGGAGGATCAGGTCATCATGCCCGCTCAGTCATTCAAGAAAGGCCAGCAAGCTCCTCTGCATGATATGTTCCCCTTCCTGTCCGACGAAGAACTGGCAGCAGAAATGGTGGTGCCGCTATGAAGATCGCCATCCTTGGAGCTACCAGCCAGATCGCCAAAGACCTGATCCTGTCCTTTAGCGACGAGCACGAGCTGGAGCTGTTCTCCCGCGAGGCCACTGCCATGGGCAGGTGGATGGTTGAACATAACTTGAACAATTACCACAGCCGCACGTACTTCGACTTCCCGGCAGTCAATGGCATAGACGCCATCATTAACTTCGTGGGTGCAGGCAACCCAGAGCGGGTCAAGAAGATGGGGGCAAACATCTTCAACATCACGGAGACCTTCGACCGCATGGCGATGGAGTATCTGGAGGAGAACAAGCACTGCCTGTACATCTTCCTGTCCAGCGGTGCTGCTTTCGGAGACAACTTTCAAACGCCCGCAGATACCCAGAAACACGCTGTCTTCCCCATCAATAACATCCAGCCAGAGAACTACTACGGTCTGGCCAAGGCGATGGCGGAGGTGCGGCACCGCATGAGCGGCAGGAACATCATCGACCTGCGCCTGTTCAATTACTTCAGCCACACCATGAGCCTGAAGCACCGGTTCATGATTACAGACATGATCCGGTCGATACAGGAGAAGAAGATATTCAAGGCCGACAGAACGCCGCTGGTACGTGACTACATCGGCCCGCTGGACTTCTACCAGATGATCAACGTCCTGCTGACCACGGACAACATCAACACCCCCATCGACTGCTACAGCCGCCAGCCAGTCAGTAAGGACACCCTGCTGGAGAAGATGGCGCACAGGTACGGGCTGGAGTATGAAACAGTTGGATACCCGGTAGGATTGCCGTCTACCGGCGTGAAGGAGAAATACTACTCCGTGAACACGGCAGCGTACGCTCTGGGTTACCGGCCTACGCTGACATCCTTGGAAACCATTTTCATCGCAACCGATAAGATCCTCAAATAATGTGGTGCCCATCCTGCGACAAGAAAACCCTTGTTACTGACACCAGGCGGTATCGGGACATCTCAAACACGTTTGACTTCGTGCAGCGTCAGCGTGTCTGCAAGGAGTGCGACTTTAAGATGATGTCCATCGAGATACCGCAGGAGACATGGGAGAAGCACTACCGATTACCGAAGAAATATAGGACGGACGATGGGCAAGAGCCTTAAGGAGTACATGAACGAAGTAGCGCAGATCGGTTGCGTGATGTGTCATCACCTTGATCTCGGCTACACGCCTGCCGTTCTCCACCATCCTCGGGACGCAGCAGGCGGGGCGCAGAAGGCTTCGGACTGGCTGGTGATACCCCTCTGTCCTGAACATCACGTTGGAAAGTCAGGCTACCATGGGTTAGGAAGCAGAGGGTTTTATACACGCTACAAGCTCACAGAGTGGGATCTCATGGCCATGACTATTGAGCGGCTGCATAACTCTTCTTAACTGCCAGCCTAGCCTCCTCCATCTGGCGGGCAATCTCACCGATCAACACCTTCAGCCGATCGATCTCTTCCTTCTTCTGAGCGCCAGACATCTGCTCGTCGTTGCGGATAGCCTGGATTGCCTGCCGTACCTTAGCCATATCCTTAGACGCATTGTCGTAGAACTTGGCCATGGCAATCTTGTCGCCCTTTTCCTTCAGGATCTCCTGCACCTTGTCTGCCTGACCTAACTGGGCGAAGTGGCGCATGTCGGCGTAGGCTTGGCTGATCTCCTTGTTGTTCTCGTAGAACGCAGTGACGTACTTGGACTGCGTGGCCGGCAACGTTTTTATGAACCCTGCCGACATGGTTTCCGTCCAGTTGTTGTCCGGGTATGCAGACTTTTTAAACGGCATGACCGCGTAGTTAGACAACCAAGATGCGGTGCTTCCTAGCCAGCCAAAGTACGACTTGATCGTGTAATCCGCTTGGACAGGAGAAAGCTCGGCGGAAGTTGGCAGGAAAACATTTGACACCTCTGAAAGCGCAATGGCAAGCGGGCTGGTTTTCTCTGCAAGACGCTCTGCCTTTGACAGTCGCTCCATGCCGGCAGTCTCGATCGGCGCACCGGTAAAGCTATCCTTGTTAGAGTAAAGGTCAACCAAGGGCTTGAACGCTTGTGGCATCGGATTGATGGCGAAAGTGTCGAACAACATCCGTGCCAAGCTGTCTCGGAATACCTTGCCCTCCGCGCCTTGGTCAATTATTTGCTCTGCAACACGCTCCGCCATAGTGCCAAACGCACCCAGCTCAAATGGCTTGGGGATCCTAAAGGCAGCATCCATACCTGGAAGCTTGATCCACCAGAAGTTGTCGCGGTCCCACTGCTCGCGCTTCTTGAACTCGTCATCGTCCTTGAACGCAAGGTAAAGTGACAACGATGCCAACGCAACAGCAGCCATGATGTACGAGAACTTTTCTGCCCTGATCTTGTCGTTCTCAGTAATTTTTTCCTGATTGCCAGTAACCACGTTGTAGAACACACGGCTGGTAGGAATAATGCCGTCACGGCCGAGCTTGTACAAACCCTGCACACGGGCGTTGAGGAACGGTACTACTTGCGTTAGGAACCTAAACGTTGGCCACGCACCCTGCATTGAGAAGTCCAGCATATCTCTTGCATAGAAAGATGCTTGAAGGTGGCTGTAGCCTTTTTCCTTGAGCTGGTTATACAACGCCATGCGGTTGGCCGCTTCTGACTTGTTTCCCCAATCTTGATACCTGTCCCACATAAATGCCAAAGCTTTTTTGACCTTCTCTGGTGAGTCAAGAATAGTGTCGCCCTTAACTCCTTTATCCAGAAGGCGCTTGATAAGCTTTGCTTGGTCCCCTTCATAGTACGATCCAAAGTTGAAGATCGCGCCGCCAGCCAGTGCAGAGATATGCGCAGGATTGTTCCTGTCAGATGCGGCCCAACCATCAAGCACGTTGGCAAAAGGGTTGCGTTTCAAATCGGTCACGGCCAACGCAGACACAGAATCACGGATGAGGTTACGAATCTTGAAGGCCGGTGATATGGTCACACCAAACTGCAACATGTTTTTGAAGTCACGAGCCACCATCGTAAACTTGGACTTTGGACCCATGTAACCAATCGACATAATGGACTCAAGCAGTAGCTTGTCCTTGATGTCAAAGTAAGTTGGTTGGCCGTCACGCATTACTTTGATAAGGCCCTTGCGGTCGCTAGTCGTGTACTCACCGCGCAGCACGCCATCACCACCAGCCAGACCAGCGTACAAACCTTCTATCAGCGAATCCTTTTTCTGGTCGGATATATCTTCCCTTTCCATGATCGCATCAACGTAAGGTTTCATCACGCCGTCAATCTTCTTTTTCTTCTGCGCGTCTGTTAGCTTATCGTCATCATTTATCCTGTCGATAGTTGCCATTCTTTTCGTGGCATAAACTTTTCCATCAATCCAGGATAGTCCTGATTTCAGGTTTGGAAACGCTTCATTCAAGCGCATAGCTGCATTGACAGTTGCGTTTGCTGCCTCGTTCTTCATGGACGCAGACAGGATGTGGCTCCAGTTGCGCAGGGTGTTTTCCATCAGATCACCAAACGGCTTCTCTCCACCCTCTAGTGCTTTTGAGAAGTACTGGTTAATCAGACCAGAGTTGGTTGCGGCAGACTGAACATCACCATCTTCATCGATGACCTTGTAGAAAGGTATGTAGTTGATGTCCCTTGAAAATATGTTGAACGCCTTCCTGTCAATAAGCCCTTGGTCTAGGGCAATCTTGAGCACGGAGCGGTTCAGATTGTTCATGTCTTTCTGAACCTGGCGATAAACCTCTAGCCTGCTCTTGTTGCCAATCATCCCTTTGGAAAGCTCGTTGCGTTTTTCAACCAACTTGGCATTTACAGACGGAGCTTTACCTTGACGCACGAGCTGCGCATCGCGGTTCAAGGCAACCCAGATCTGGTAACGATCAACCTCGTTGCCAACAGGTTCCAGCGCCTTCAATAGACCTTTGGTGTCTTTGGCAATATCCAACGCGCCGTCAGTCAGCTTGACCTCACCGTTGAACAACAGGCCCTCTAAAGCGCCATCCACGGTCTTGGACATGCGGGCTTTCATGTAAGCCTCTTCGTCAATATCTTTGATAGAGCGATACTGATCGGCTATACCCTGCGCCAACTTTTGCCAAAAGTCGTTGCGCATACCATCTATCTTGTCGATGATGGTTTTCTTTTCTGGGGCGAATACGGGCTTTAACGCATCGTAGTACTCGTCGGATACGCCATCGAACTGGCTCTTTGGCAGCTTGCGCGGCTGGATAGCAGCCTTGGCCGCTTGCTTGGCTTGCTCAACACGGCTAGGCTTGCCGGCCTGCTCGAACAGACTGCCTTGTACGGCCTCACCCACGCCAGGTTTGACACCAAAGCTGTACTGCTTGGCTATGATCTTGTCGCCAACTACGTCCACATCCTCATCCAAGATAGACTCTGTGGTCTTAACCAGCTGGTCCAAGGCCGTGAGGTACGGCTTGGTAACGTTCAGGATCTTGCGGATCAACTCCACAAGCTTGTCCATGATGGTCTGATCGCCAACCTTTATCTCGCTCAGGAACTCCTGCATCTCCTTGTCAGCGATACCCCACGCCAGTAGCTCGTCCGGGCTAGACAGCGCGTTGATTTCTTGGGCGTACATCTTCTCCATGATTGGAGTAAGACGGCCAGCACGCACCTCAGTATTGAAGTGCGTTACCACCTTGTTGAACAGGTCGCGCAGATCCTTAACCAGCGGATCGCTGCCCTTCAAGACGTTGATCTGGCCGACAGTGGCTACGTGCAACAGCTCGTGCAGAACCGTGATATATCGCGCACCCGGAGGATAGCCGCCTTGATTGTCCATAACAGCCGCGCCGTTGATGGTCATCTTGAACGCAGGCTGCTTACCCTCACCCGGCCGGCCAAAGTCAAACTCAACCAAACCGCGAGCGTTGTACATTTTTACCGGGCGCTGCTGGCCAGATGCAACATCAAACTCCATCTTGATGCCGCGCTTGGCCATGCCGTTCAAGCGGTTCGACACCTTCTGTGCAATCGCCTTAGCAAACTGGTTGGGTGCGTTATCAACAGCCCACTGCGCTACCTGCAACATGGACTTGCCGGTCAGCTCTTTCTCTATGCGCTCGTGCTCTGGATCTTTGTTGATGACAAATTTTTCTCTTTGCGCAAGAGTGCTTTTAATTATGTTTATGCCATCAATATCATTTTTTGAAACAATTGCTTTGATTGTTTTTTGGCCGCGCAGTTTTGCTGCCTCAAGGCGATGGCTACCATCAACAACCACCCACTTTCCAGTTGCATCATCAGGCGAAACAACATCAATAGGCGGCAACTCGGTTGGCCTGTTGGCATACTCTTTAATTAAATTTTTTGCCCCAGGGAAGCTAAGTTTGCCTCCGGGTGTAGCGCTTTCACCGTGTTCAATTTGATCGATTGGTATATCTACAACATAGTTTCCTTCTTTATCAATCTTGGCTGTTTCTGCTAATCTTCCGCGCAACTCTTCTTGATCCGGGAAGTACTCTTCCTCTACCGGTTCTTCTGGGATTGTTTCGAAAACTCTAGCAGGTGGCTCAAGACCTCCAACCTCTCCTTCGGGGGCAACTCCCGCAGTTTCTTGATCAATTGCTCTCTGCTCATCGAACGCTTCTTGGAAGAGTCTGTTGGCAAGTTCTTCATCTGCAAATTCCCGGTAAGAAGACTCTATGTCAGCAAGCGATGTGCCGATTTCTGTGAGCCTGTTGTTGGTTTCCCATGTAAGGTAGTTGCGCTGGCGTAGTTGATCTTTGATGTACTCATCTGCCTCTTTTGCACGAGTAAGTACATCGCCTTCCATACGGGCAAGATCTGTTTCTTGACCTTTAATAATTTGCAGCTCTGGTGGCAACCATGGATTTAATGAACCATCGGCCGCAAGTTCAGATATGGACTTACCCGGCATGCCTCTAGGCGCGCGCAGGCCGGCAAAGCTCTTATCTCCAAGTTCAGCCAAGTCAGACTGCGTAAGATTGCCTTGTATGGCAGACCAAAGACTTTTGCCTTTTTCACCACGCATCAGCTTGTTGCGCTCTGCTACCAACGCCTTCTCGTCTTCGGCCATCTGCTCTTTTTGAGCTGCAATCTCTGGCGGTTCTGGTGCCGGCTCGCCAGAAACAAATTCAGCTTCCGGTACGGGCGGGGCTTCAGCTCTGGCACGGATAGCTTCTTCGTCTGCACGACGTTGCATTTCCTCTGCGCTTGGCCCAGTAGGAACTGGCGCGGTGGGTTGTTCTGTAACGGCGGTTGCGCCAACTTCCGCAGGTTTTTCCTCTCGTGGTAACGTTTCCACGAGCGGGCGACGGGATAGTCCAGCAGCGGTACCCAAACCTAATCCGCCGACAGCCGCCATACCCATGGTTTCGCCCAGCCCCTCGGTCAAGCTACGGGTGGGATCTACCTGCTGCATGGCCAAGTTCTGCGCTACCTTGCCGCCGCCTTCTTCAATCATCTCACTGACGGTCTCTCCAGCGCCACCCTTGACCGCGCCCATCAGGCGACTTCCCTTGCCCGGCACCTTCGCCATGGCTTCTTCAATCGCGCGACCGCCCGGCAGTTTCTGTGCCAGCGCAGATATCACAGTAGCCGCAGCTCCCGTAGCCCGCGCATAACCCAGCGCACGCCCGGCAGCCTCTTCTTCCGGCACGCCTTGTTTGACCAGTTCCTTGTACAGCTGCTCGTAGGAACCAGCGCCGATGTCAGCACCTTGCTGGACAGCGCCAGTGCCGATCGCACCACGCACAGCGCCGACAGTCATGCCGGCAGCGGACAAGCCACGGGCAACGGCAAAACCGGGGATAAGGTTGGGAGCTTGTTCTGCGATGAAGTTGGACAGCAGAGCCGGATCCTTGATGGTCTCCATGAACGCCGTGACGCCAGCAGATACTTGGCCCTCTTTGCCTGCCTCTGCAATCTTTGCCGCACGCTCTGCCTCACGTTGCTTCAAAGCTTCAGACTTCATGCCCTCGCCAGTCTCGCGCAGCTCACGCCCAATCTTGGTCAGTCCAGTGTCGGAGAAATCGCCGGTGGCTAGGCCGTACAGTTGGCCAGGAAGCTGGGCAAGCGCGCCCACGCCAGATACCGCGCCAGCACCAATATCCTTGGCGGCTTCCAGCATCGTGCGTTCTTTGGGGCCGGCAGCAGGCTGTGGCGCAGGCTGGGTAGCCATGGCCTGACGGAGAGCATCAGCCAGAGCCTGGGCGGCCTGTGCATCTCCCGCGTTGTGTGCGTTTAGAAAGGCTCGCTCAAGCTCTTGTACTGTTGCCATTTATCGTCCGCCGTACTGTTGCAGTGCTTTCTGTGCTTCTGGGCTAAGTTTGAATGGATTGGGCGTTGATGTTGGAGCCTTGACCGTAGCCCTTGGATCAGATGCCATCATATCCAACGCCAGTCGTTTCTTTTCTTCTATCGACTTGGCGGCATTCATGGGGTCGTTTGCGATGATCTTGAACGCCTCTTCGTATGACATCACGTTCTGAGGCTTAGGACCACCACGAACTGCCTCAAGCTCTCCCATAAATTTAGCGGCAGCCTCCGGACCTTGTTTAGCCAAGATGTCGTGATATCTGCCAAGCAGTCGCTCAGTTTCACCCGGCCGATTGGCTGACATGGCATGAATACGGGCTGCCGCCAGTTGATACTCGCCGCTAGTCTTGGCAACTTCCAACGATCTCTTTGCGTTCTCGTCGATGCCGTACTTGGTGATGAACAAGTCAGATGCTTTTTCAGCAGCCTTGTTGTACTGATCAGTCTGGCGCATTTGCAGATCTTCCAGCTTGTCCCGCTTGGCTTGCACACGACCCAAAACTTTGCCGGACGCATCACGCTTGGCGCGATCCTCTGCAAACATCAGCTCACGCTCTGTTTTCTTGATGTCCTTCTCGGTATCGCGGATCTCACGCAACGCGCCACTGTATTGCTGCACCGCCTGACGGCCAACACCAGCCAAAGTCTCAAACTCCTGACCTCTGCGCGCGCCCATCAGACCCAGACCAGCCATCAGCAGCGCCTCACCCTTGGCTTCCTCGCGGCGGCCTTTCAGTTCCTCACGACGGCCAGCCTCTTCCTCACGCATACGCTTGTACAGATCTGTGTCTACACCAGCCTCGCGCTCTGCCTCACGCTGCAACGCCATCTCAGACTTGATGTCCGTAGGCTTGGGCATGTCGTACTGACGGAACCTGAAGCCACCTGGCAAAGTAAGGCCATCATCTCTGCCCATCCCTGCCAGCGCAGCGTTGGCCTCGCGGTTGGCGCGGATCATATCCTCTGGCGTGCCGCCGTCTGCAAACGCAACGATGCCGCCGCCTGCCATGTTCTGCAATCCCGACGGTAATCCTGCCACGCCCGGGCTGGGCTGTGGAGCGCCCGGAGCCGCCATGATTCCTGCCTGTGCGGTTGTGGGCATCTCTGGTGCCAGCACATCCTCGGCCACGGTAGTCTGCGGAGGCTGCATCGCTGACTTGGCAATCCGATCGATCATCATGCCGGCCATCAGCGCGCGCTGCGGATCCAGCATGCCCATCTTCACCATCCGGGCAAGATCCTGCTTGCTGTACTTTGTAGCCAGCTCACGGACTTCATCTATCCGCATCCCGAAGTCATCGCGCTTCATGATCAACCTTTCGAGAGATGTTCAACTGCCAGATCTGCCAGACCGCCGCCAGCAAACAACTTGCTCGCGCCGTACAGCGCCGTACCCATACCGGCCAACTGTGCCGTGGTGGACGGAGGTGCCTGATAGATAGCCTGCGTGGTCTGCTGCGGCACACCCTTCAACATTTCCTGCATGAACGCAAGTTGCTGGTAAGGGTACTGCTTCTGTTGCAAGAAGTCTTCGTACTGGCGGGTAAGCTGTGCCTGCTGGAGAGCCTGACGCTGCTGGCCGGCACCTTGCAGTGCGTTGATAATCGCCTGCTGCTGTTGCATCTGCTCTTGCCCCAGAGCGCCCAGCCCCTGTGCCGCCTGTAGCTGTGTCTGCAAACCCTGCATGGTCAGACCGGCGCCATACTGACGCGACTGCTCTGCCTGCTGCTGTGCTGCCAGCGCGCGCTGCGCCTCTGTGCCGTACAGATTCTGTGCCTGCTCGTATGCCGCTTGCAAGCCTGCCTTCTGAATATCTGCTTTCTGCTGGGCAAGGTTCTTCGCTGCCTCTGCCTCAAGGATTGCCTGACGACTACCACCGTACGCGCCACGGCCAACAGCCTGTGCCTTTAACTGCTGGCCAGCAATGTCAGCCTGACGCTGTGCCTCGCGCTGCTGGATGTCAATAACGTTCTGGGCGTAGGGCGACATGTACAAGCCCGCTAGTCCTGGAGTGGTAAAGCTTGCGGTACCAAACTGCTGCGGCTGGTACTGGACATCACCTGCTTTCAGGCCGGCCGAGGTAGCAAACTGACTGGCAGTACCAAGCTGTTGAGATGGGCCAAGGTTTGCCACAGCCTGCTGGGCAGTCAGTTGGAACGGGTCAAACCCAGCGATACGCTCACCCCGGTACGCCGTGTACGGGCTGGATGCTTCAGCCATCGCACGCTGCGCGGTCTCGTAGACCATCGGCTTGAACTCTGCCGGATAGGACAGGTTAGTGACAGTCTGGCTGGTGGGCTGACTGCTTGCGCCGCCGCTGTCATACAGACGGATCTTGCCGCCCTCTGCCTTAAAAGCACCTAGATCGCCGGGGATAAACCCAGCTTCCATCATTCCGAAAGATATACGGCTCATAGTAGCCCCTGCTCAAAAAATCTTTGGTACGTCACGCTCTGCGCTGTGTAGCCGTACTTCTCAGCGTGCTTTTTCCATCCCGGCCTGCCGACAAACTCAATGCCCTTGCAGCCAGCCCCCAACGCATAGTTCTCCGCATACTGCTGCATCAGCGCCTCTATCTCAGCCATGTAATTCGGGATCATGGCCGCGTACTGAATGACCAGCATCTTGAACTGCGGATACTGCTTGACCTCTGTGATGAAGTGACCGTGCGCCTCCTTGGTCTCATCATCGAATACCACCCATAGCTGCATCTCGCCCGTGAACAGGAAGCGCAGGATATCGTCCACGCTTGCCCGGCCACGACTGCGATTAGCCGACTCCACCAAATACGGCATGATCGCCGGGATCGTACCGGCTATCGCACCGTACGGTATTAGTGCGATGTCCAGCTTCATGCAGGAAGCAGTTTTCTAGCTTTTGCGTCCACCGCTACCTTGTTTTTGCCAACAGTCTTGCCTCTTGCTCGTTGAATACGATCCATCATGGCGTACAACTCACGTGCACCGGCATCCGTGGAACCGTTACCAAGCTCGGACACAATGCGCGCCGGTATTACAAATTCACCATCAGCAAGACGAGCAGGCTGCCTGCCGCCAATAGAAGCAGGAATTGAATCACTAACTCCATCGCCAGGTCCTTTCAGTAAACGGCCGCCGTCCGAGTAATCTCCCAGATGGTAGCCACCGCCTGCATAACCACCGCCCGCCATCTGCGTTACGCCCTGTTGCTGTTGTGCGCGCAGGGCGGCCATGACTGCCTCCAGCGATTGCGGCGTGCCTTGTGCGGGAGCGCCGTACGGTTGGAAGCCAAACACGTTCTGAGGCTGCTGTGCTTGGAACTGCAAGCCGGTCTGCAACTGGGGCGCTTTCTCTGCTGCCTGCGTGGCTAGTGTCTGCAATCCCATCTGCTCGGTAAACGTCGGATTCAGCGGCATAGCGCCTTCCAACGTCACAGCACCACGGGTCAGCGGAGCCTGTAATCCCGATGGCGTAGGCTGCACGCCGCCAGTAATAGCACCCAAACCAGTTGCTGCCGGTTGAGTTGGCGTGTACTCCAGCACTGTGCCCGGAGCGTAACGCGGAGCAGATGGTGTTGGAATCAGCGGTTGGGTCAGCTTGCCAAGGTACTCTTCCGATCCTTTCAGCATTCCTTCCAAACCTTGTGGCGTCTGCTGTGCGCCCATATACTTGCGCAGCTCTTCCATGCTGGGCGTGCGGCCAAGAACATCGCGGTAGGCCGTAGATACCTGCTCCGGTGTCAGCGATGCCGACAGTCTCTGCTGCTCTGCCAGCGCTTCTTCCGCAGTCTTCTGCTGCTGCGTGAACGCCTGCTGGGCTACCGTGTTCAGGTTCTTCAAGTATGCAGGTTGCTGTTGCAGGAAGTTGCGCATCTGGTTGAAGTTGGTAATCTTCGCCTTCTTCATCGCAGCCAGCTCACCGCCGGTAGGCTCACGGCCAATGTAGTACTGGAAGTTTTCCTTGAAGTCATCATCCGTGTACTTAACCGCAGCCTTAACATCAGGCTGGTTCATGGCAAACTGAGCAATAGCTGCATCAGTGCTTTGTGTGCCGAGGAACCTGTCCATCTCTGCCGCAGTCGGACGACGGCCAGCCACATCCTCAAAGACAGCTGTGATGTCTTTTTCTTCCATCAAGCGCTTGGTAGTGTCGTAGCCCGGAACCTTCGTGAACGCCTTGAACTCTGTGATGGGCGGAGCTTCTGACGACGGGATCAGCTTGCCGGTCTTCGGATCCTTGATGTAAGCAGGCGTGTAACCAGCCATGCCGGACTTAAGCTCATCAATCTGCTTCTGAATCTCTGCTGCTTGCGGGATTGGAGAACCCATTGGGCCGGTACCCAAGGATGCCTTCTGTCTTTCCAGCTCTGCAATTTTTGCAGAGTTATCTCCACCCAAAGACTTTGTAGTTGTCTGCGGGCGAATGGCTTGAATGCCGGTAGCCTTACGGCCAGTCTCTTCCTGCCATGCCTGTTTCTCTGCTGCCAGCGCATCCTTGTACTCGTTGTACTTGCCCATCGCTGCTTCATACTGCTCGTTGGCCTTGGCGGTCGCCGCCTCGTTCGCAGCAATCATCTTGTCTCTGGCAGCAACAGCATCCTGATATTGCTTGGCCATGGCGGCGGCACTCTTGGCAGGAGTTGCCTCTTTGTTCAAAGAAGCTATGCGGGTATCGAAGTCTTTGACAGATGCAGAGTAATCTTTCTTGAAGTTGTTGTACTCGGCCTGACGGTTCTTGATGGCGTCAGCAAATTCAGTGTTTACACCAGCAATCGTGGACTTTTGCTCGCGCTGGATCTCAGCGATGGCTGCCTGTTTCTCTTTCGCCGGACGCCCTCTGTCAGCCTGAATCTCTTTGATGCGATTGGCAAACTCGGAGTTCAGCTCCTTCAGGCGGTTAGCCTTGTCCTTGTTGATCTGCGCAACAGCGGCGTTGTACTCCTTCGCAGCATTGGCCGATTCAGCGGCGCGATTGGTCTTCTGCTGCTGCAATTCCTTGATCTGGTTCTGCAAGTCGTTGTACCGACCCTGCACTTCCTCAATGTTGCTGTACTTCTCAAGACTGGCAATCTTCTTGTCGATCGCAGATGTGCTTTGCAGCTTGGGCGCAGCTTTCTTCGGCTCTGCCACAGCCTTCAGCTTGGAAATAAATCCACCTGTCGCCAACGCCGCAAGACCGCCGCCTGCAAACTTCTGCTCGCCGGTGTATGGGTCAACCGACTGATAGTCCATCGGCTTGATGACGTTCTGCGATATCGGATTATTACGTGGCACAGCGTAGCCGTACGGCTTGATACGAGCCATGGGGTAATTCTGGTTGCCGCCTGTCATGTTCTCTTGTGACATGCGGGCGACAGGAAGATCTGCCAAGCCACCATCAGCAAAGTAGCGACGCTCGCCGGTCATGCTTGGATATGCGCCTGCCTGATACTGACCGCCAGACTGAGCGATGCGATTGTAGGTAGGGTTGAATGTTGTGTAGCCACCCTGTTCCTGCGGCATCTTCTGCTCTTCGCGGGATAGTGACAGCGCAGCCAGACCAGCACCCATTAGCGGGAACTTCTGTTCCTTTAAGAATGCGTCACGGTATGCCTTGTCTTCTTCTGATGAACCAAACAATCTGCCAACGTTTTGGCCGGCACTCTTCAATCTCTGGCCAATGCTGGACTCCACGGTTGCCGGAGCTGTAGTTGCAGGCGCGCCAGCAGGAGCAGTGGACACAACCGGTTGAGCTGGGACTGGCGGGGTAAATGCGGTTCCTGCAACCGGTGCACCAGCAGCAGTAATACCGGCAGCGGGAGCAGCGGCAGTTACCGGTGGCACAACCGTTGGCATTGTAAAAGGAGTTCCGCCAGCAAACGTAGTAGGAGCTGCGGCAGCAGAAGCAGCAGCCGGAGCAGCAGAACTGGCAGCAGCGGCAGGAGCCAAGCCTAGCCCAGCACCGAGACTAGCGCCACCATAAGCGCCCAGCCCCATCATCAAGCCTTTGTTCAGGCTGCCAGTGGCAACAGTTCCAGCAGCGCCCACCATCAGTGCCGCCATAGGAGCGCCTACGCCCGTAGCCGTCAGCGCAGCACCAGCCACCATCGGGAGGATGGACGACAGAAAACCCGCTTCCGGCAGGCCGGTCTCAGGGTTAATGGTAAGACTTCCACCGTGCGCCATGGCCAGAGACTGCAAGCCGCTGACCTCGCCTGGGGTCATATGAACGAGAACTTTGTCCTCGCCTCTACCGGCGCTTTGGAGGTGTTGGGCTAGGGTGTGCAGGCTCATAACGCACCTTCAAGAAATTTTGTCAAGTTTAGCACTCTATTGCGTCAAATCATAAAAAGACAGGGAGGCAACAGCATCTCCTGTGGTCGCTCCAGATACTGTTCTAATGGCAACAGTCATGGTGTCGCTGACATTGGCCAGAGACACCCCAAGTTGTAGATCCCAGTTGTAACCGGTGGGAGCGGAAAGATTTCCAGTGCCGCCCGATCCGCTAGTAGTTACATAGTCCACTTGAACTATCGATCCGTTAGCCATCGCAGTCGCGGACACATCAAACTGCACGTTTGAATCAGTGGCAACATTTGACCACGAAGCAGAAGTTAGCTCTGTATTTTTGACCAAAGCTACTTCATAGTTTTGATTCGTGGTTGGCAGAACTTGTACTCTGTTTGGCAACACCACAGATCCCAAGGTGGAATTCCCAAGCCGGATGGATACTAACGGCACGAACGTACTGCCAATTGTTGTGCGTAATGCGGTGCGTCGCGCCACATGATCTATCGACGTCTGCTCAAACCCGCCTTCTGATACGACAGAAATACAGATGGCCTTCATCGAAGCTGCTACTGCCGAGGAAGTAGTAAAAATCTCATACCGCACCGGCAAGATAGCCGTGGTCATGTAGACGTTGGTAATCTCGTTAGCATTGTTGAATGTATGGCAGACGATGTACTCACCATTGATGATGAAGCCACAACGCACAGAGCCTACCCCAAGCCACTCAAAGTCCATCCACAAAATCTGCGCCTTTGATGGGTCAAGCGTTAGTCCGCTCGCACCCGTGCCGTCCAGCTTGTCTCCGTTCCAGTCGGACTGATTAACCGTGCGCGCGTCGCTAACAGACCCAGTAACAAACGAGCGGAGCACAAACGAATACGTGCCGTCTACGCGCTGGAAAAACACGCCGTTCTGGGTGTTGAAGTAGCCAACGCGCTGGGTCAGGTTCAGACTTTGACTGCTGTCCATGACAAATGTTGCCAATACAAGAAGACCTTTGCCGGGCTGATATGGGAACGACCGGTAAGATTGACGTATTACGGAACCTACACCTGCGCCAGTCACCTCCATTTTTACCGCAGCTTCGTTAGGCAAGAAAGACGTAGTGCCGGTGCCCGTTGTAGCTACATCAAACTGGTTGTCCGGGGCGTATCTGTTTTGGCTGTCGAACAGCGTGTATGGCTGGCTTACCCGCAGCCGCCCAAAGGCATCCACATTGGTGCCTCCGATTGAAATGGGTAGTGTTGATGAGTTAGCCATAAGCTGTGCGATAAAGTTGTCTAGCTGCGAAAAATACAGACGTAGGACATTGTTAAGCTGGTCTTGATATGTACGGCTGTAGTCTGTAGGCGCAATAGGGAGTGCCGGAGCTTTTGTCCGACTAAGCGTTGTAACCTCCGTAGTAACAATCTGCGTTGTCATCTTCTACCATCCGGGCGTACATCGATACGCGGCACGCCTAGCTGCCACTGACAACCTAGCTGATCTGAGCTAACCCTAAACGCCATCTGCCTGCCACGCAGTCTTGTGTACACAATCTCAGTGAACTCCTGCACCGTGTAGTTGCGCACGTTGTTGTAAGACTGAGCAGACTCAACCGTCGGTGTGTCTGCCGTGCCGTATGGTGCACCGGGGTTATACCGTGGGCGTACTGTGAACGTCACCTCTGGCGTGTTAGGCGTAGCCGTGCTTGACCCATCGAACGTAATGTCCGGGATCATCCTCCACACAAAGCCATAGTTGTGCCCGTCACCGATGTCAAAGTCTGACGACTGAATGTATGAACTGATAGGCAGCACCGTGCCGTTGGCCTCGATGTCGTCGTTACCCTTCTCATGGAACACAATAGTGCGGCTATAAGTTGCAGCTTGCGGGTACTCGCGCAGGGGGCTGTCCAGCCACGCCGTACGGTTCAAAGTGCCGTAGTACCAGACTTGGTCAAGGTAGTTATAGATGACGTAGCGGTCCACGACCGTGCTGTTTGCCGAGCAGTAGAACCACCAGACCTCGCTGTAGCCCTCGTTAGTGCCAGCAAAAAACTGATCTGATTGTTCAAGGTTAATATCCCCGAACACATACTGACGTAGCGAGCAAGGCAGCGTCTCAACACGGCCAGAGTAAGCGTAGAACTTGTCCACACCCATCCAGTAGGTAATGTTGTTTGCTGTGGCCACAGCATTAGGGCCAGCGATAGAGATGTTGTCCGAGAGGATGTTGAAGCCCCAGACGTACGGCGGCCCCAGATACTGCATCGAGAACAGCGCAGCGTCAGTGAACACCAGAATCTCTTGCCGTGTCTGCTGGGCAGTAATAATGCTTGAGCCCGAGGACAGCCTGAAGCTACCTGCTTGATTGGCGGCGTCCGGCGCCCAGACCTGATAGTTTTCCTGATCTGACCAACGAATCAGCATCGGGTCTTGGACAGTAGAGCCGTAGTCGTTTACCCCAAAGGCAATCACAAACCTACTGGAGTCCGACACTAGGACAAACTCAGCCACCGATGGGCACGACGAGTCGGTCTGGTAAATGCCGCTGCTAGTAGAAGAGAGCAGCTTAGCCGGTGTGGTGAACAGCAGGCTACCTGCAGTCGTGTACTGCGGCACCCACATATACAGAGCACCGCCACGAGGGTTAATTATCAGGTAGTCGCCATAGTTAGCCTCAGACCACAGACGCAACTGCTGTGGGATGCCCGACGCTGCAGACTGACCCCAGCCGGTGTATCTAGCTGCGTTATAGACGATAGTGCCGTTAGCATGCGTCGCCGCCACGGTACCATTTGCGCCTCGTGTGGCTCCAGTGAATGTCGTAGCCGTGTTGCCTGTGTAGGTCGCAAGCTCCGAGTCGATCAGCACCGTGCCAGTAGCGTTAGAGAAGCCCGTGGTAGATGTGACGGTAATGGTTGTGTTTGTTGAGTTAAGGTCAGCTGAGAGCGTAGTCTGCTGGGCACCCAGCACGTAGCCACCCCATAGACCCGCACCCCAGCCTGCAGCGAAGCCAAACACCTCCTGACCGACGTTGATCTGATATGTGGCAGTGACGGTACCCCCGCCCGTTGCGCTAGATGACGCAGCGCTAGGCGCTTGTATGGTGTACGTGTTGGTATTGACGTATGTAATCCTGAACTCGCCGTTCAGTGTCAGACCACCAACAGCCGTAGCGCCAGAGAAAGTCACATAGTCGCCGTCGATTGCACCGTGGTTAGCGTCCGTTACAGTAACAGTCTTGGAACCATTAGTAGTTGTGAACGGATCGGTGAGCGTAGCCACCTCTCGCACGGGTGTGATGTCGTTGTAAGCACCGCCGCTCTCGACGTAGTACTTGACGTTAGTGCCGACGCCCAGCAGGTTATAGCCACGCTGAGTCACCCAGTTCCACAGCGACCGCGCCACACCCAGATAAGTGTTGGGGGATATAGGCTGCCAGCCGCCTAGCTTTTGCGGATAGCCCGAACGAAAACGAATCTTGTCGCACTCAAACCACCCGCCCTCGTTAGCGAGTGTCGTCGATTCCCTGTTTACACCCGGACGAAGTTGTAGTTTCTGTAATGGCATTTATTACTCGCATTAAACTATCTTCGCGCCCGTTTGTAGTTGCGCTAGTGTCAAACCCCCGGTGTACTGGAAGTGTGGATATTCTTTAAACCGTTTCCAGTCCCCTGCCCACTCCAGTCCCGCCGCTTTACCTAGTGCACCGACTTTTTGCCAGACTTCATCTTTGACGTCCCAGCGGGGTTTACCAGCCACTATAGGGACTACATCCACGGCGCAACGATGGTTATGCCAGCTTTGCCCTGCTTTGGCGTTGGTCACAATCCTTCCCGGCTTTGTGCGGCCTTGCGCGTACAGCGCATCTTGGCTGGCGTTATCACGGTACGTGCTTGTCACCAGTAGGTCAATCCCTTGCGCCTTGGCGCTATCCAGAAACTTCTGCACCCGCACTTTTACTGGCGGCAGCAGCTCGTCCAGACTACGGGAATTAATCATTCTTGCTGTCAGCAGTAAACATACCAACCAGACCTGCCAGACCAAGGCCAGCGGTCACAATAGCCTCACCCAGCTGCGGAGCGATGGGCACGCCGATAGCGGTCAAAAAGAGAATGGCACCGCGCCACGTTGAGGG